GACAGAGAATAACACTTACTGTAGATGAAAAAATAGAAAGAGCACAGGAAACAGCATACAGAATAATATTTAATTATTTATATAAACCATACAGAGAGGCTTTGGCAGAAGGAAAAATATCACAAAAAGATGCAAGAGCAGAAGCAGCAGTTATAAAAGCAGATTTATTAGAGGTATTTCCATTAGGTACAGATGCAAGGGATTTACCAAAAACAGAATCAGTAAGTTCTTATGTAAAGTTTGAAGAACTTAAAAAAGCAGCTAATGATGAGTTTATGTTAGAAAATTCAGAACAAGCAAAAGGTTTACAATTGTTTTTATATGGTGATGAAAATAACTATGGTTTTATGCACTATGTAGATAAAGTAAGAAACAAAGAAGGTTTAAAGAAAACAACAGCAGATGGTGAAGTTGTATTGTATCCTGAAGAGAGTGCAATAAATTATTTAGGAAGACAAGAAAATACACAAGCTATGAGAGATTATTTGTTTAACTGGGGTGCAGAAGTTGTAGAGCAGTATCCAGATTTCGCAGGTATTTACAGGTCAAACTTCTTATACATTGTAGAATATCAGTATACGCCATAATGAGGATTTTATGATAACAATTTACAAAGTAACAGAAAATGGAGAAATTCTCGATTTACAAATAAATGAAAGTGAATTACAAAAATATATAAATTTAGGTTGGACTGAAGAAAAACCAGTAGATTTTGCAGGTGCTATAGATGAAACTGGCCCAAAAAAATCAGTTCCATTTGGTGATGGGACAGACACTACACCATATCCATTTGGTTATGGTCCTTTAGTACGAGCTGCTGATGGTACTTTAGTAGATTCAAGTGTTTATGTGTATGGAATTAATCCAAATGGTAATTGGTATTATCCAGGAGATGAAATTGGAGTGTTAGCTAATATGTCACCACAAGAAATACGAACCTTACAAGACAGATTAGTAAGAGTACCAAGGTGGCTATCTACAGAAAATTACAG